CATGATCGACATGCTGACCGACGATGCGGTCGAGAAGTGGGCGTTCAAGCTCATGGAAGATCGGCGCACGGTGAACCGGACCAACGCGCGCAATCGTGCGCGCGTCGCTGCGCGCAAGGTGGAGGGGGATACCGTGACAACGCCTGATCTCGAGGCTTTGGAAGACGTTGACCACTTCGCGCGCGTCGCGGTCATCGCGCGCACAATTCCCGACGACGTTGACCTCGACGATGAGGACGACGTGATCCGCGCGCTCTTTCTCGCGCGCTACTGCGCAAATGACTTCGACTCGATCCTTGATGACGTGATCGAGTGCGCCAAGGTCAACCGGATGGAGGACATACAGTGAAGCGGTCAAAGACGATTGATGGCGTGACATTCACGCAAACGCATTCCGGCCAAAAGAAAGCCTACGGCGACTCGTTCGATGCATGCCTATCCGGTTAAGGCCCAACGGAGCCAGATGTTGATGAACGACGCCCAGATCAAACACATGGTTGACCGCTTCCTGTCGTGGAAGTTGCCCGACAATTTCAGTCCCGATGCAGGGATTAGCTTCGATCCGCCAGTCACATGGCCTTGGCCAACCGGGACCAATTTGTTCGACGCCACGCAGGTCGACGCGATGGTGCGCCACATGGGCGACGGGCTATTGGTCGCACAAACAATGGCCGCCTGTGATGTTCTCACTGAGCGGGAGCGCCAGGTCTGCGAGGAAGGCTGGACGGCGCAGCATGACGACCGCTCCACGGACGGCTCTCTCGCGAAGGCGGCGGCCTGCTACACGGCGTTTGGTGTTTGGACCCACGAAGATCGATCCGATGGAGTTGGGCCTCCCTATGGTTGGCCGTGGCCCCGCAACTGGTGGAAGCCCAAGAACCGACGCCGCGACCTAGTGCGCGCCGCCGCGCTGATCCTCGCCGAGATTGAACGTTTAGATCGCGCTGGTGCTACGGATGGCGGCAATGGGCGAAAACCGGATAGGCATAGTTCGATGAATACGAGATCATCAGCGACTTGCCGGCCGAAGAAGTCGAGCGCGTCTGCCGCGAGAAGGTTCACAAGGCAATCCCGATCGCGCAGTGGCGTGCCGAATATAGGGCTTCGCCGACGATGGATAATCACTTCCGCAACCACTACATGCTCACCAAGCGCGGCGATGGAAAGTACTTTTACTCCGTCCGCTTCCCCTACGCGGATTGACGCGACAATGAGGAGAAGTCTCATGACGCGCACGATGCGCCGCCTAATCGGCGAAGTCATTTGGGATTGGACGCGCCGCTGGCGCGCGCCGCCGGCGCCGATCGCCGAGCTGCAGGCCGAGCTTGCTCGCCTGCGTAACAGCCACAAGCGCCGCCGTTCGATTGTCGAAGAAATCAAAGCGACGCGCACTGCGTTGCTCAGAATGGAAGTAAATGGAACATGAAACAGGTAACGCAGTACGAAAGTTTCGACGGCAAGCGCTTCGACACCGAGGCCGAATGCCGATCGCACGAAGCCGGATTGTCCCACATGCGGCTTGTCGGGCTCACGATCGAGCAAGTCGTCGCGGCGATTGCGCGGACCGACGCAGAGCTCGCGCTGGCGATCGAGTATGTCGGGGCGAAGATCGCGCGGGCGCGGCGCGAGAGCGGCGATCTGCGACGCGAGCGGAAGGGCAAGACACAGGACGCGCCGTTGGCGCCGGGCGGTGAGGCGTGACGCCCTGTCCGTCGATCGCGACCTACCGATGGTAATCGGGGGCGCCAACGTCCGAGTGGCTTGCGCGCTTTGCCGTGGTCAAGCTCGACAAGTTAGGCGGCGGCAACTGGCACTTTCTGCCTATGGTTTTCGAGGCGCGGACCGAGCGCAAGGCTATTGAGGCGGCCGAAGCCTTCTGGGCATCTGAGCAAGCCAAAATCGAAGCGCTGGCCGGTCGTATGGCTATGGCCCGCGACGCACGAAAGATGCGAGTTAAGGAGGGATCGGCATAATGGACAACTTTCAGAAGCTTAGCGACGTCGCGGCCAAGGTCGTCAGCAAGGTGCGCCCGAAGACGCGCGAGGAATGGCTTGCGGGGCGCATGACGACGATTGGCGCCAGTGAGGTCGGTTCCTTGTTTGGAATTAGCCCATACATGACGCCGTTCGAACTCTACGCGATCAAGCACGGCGACTACGTGCGCGAATTTGATGGCGCGGAGATCAAGGAGAACTCGATCCACCTTCCGCCGACCGAACGCGGCAATCTGTTGGAGCCGGTCGCGATCGAGTTGACGAAGCGGCTTCGGCCGACGTGGACGGTCGAAATCAACAGCATCCCCGGCGGGGAAGTCTTCGTCGATCAAGCGGCGCGCATGAGCTGCACGCCGGACGCGTTCATCATCGATCCGAAGCGGCCAGGACAAGCCGGCGCGTTGCAGATCAAGAGCGTCGCCGAGCAAGTCTTCAATTCGACGTGGAAGCGCGAAGATGGAGCGATCGAGCCGCCGGTCGCGGTCGCGGTTCAAGCTATCGTCGACGCGACGCTCTCCAGTTGCGATTTCGCCTACGCCGGCGCGATCGTCGTCGGCTGGTCGACCGCGTTCTACCTCGTCGAAATCCCGCTCCACGCGCGGCTGATGGTCAAGGCGCGCGAGCTCGTCGCGGACTTCTGGCGGCGGATCGTCGACGATGATCCTTATCCGCCGAACTTTGCGCGCGACGGCGCAGCGATCGCCGGCATGTACGCCGACGACGACGGCGGCGAGATCGACCTCTCGACGAACAACCGGATCGTCGAACTGATCGCGAACCGCGAAGCGTTGAAGCTCCGCGAGTCGGACGGCGCGGCGGCGGCGAAAGACCGCAAGCCGATTGACGTCGAGATCATCGCCACGCTCGGCAACGCTGCGCGCGGACGCCTCGCGGATGGCCGCGTCGTTGAGGCAAAGACCGTTCGGCGCGGCGCGTACTCCGTTGACGCCACCAGCTATCGAACCGTGAAGGTGAAGGAAGAGACCAATGGAAAGTCAGGCAAAAAGCGCAGCGCGACCGTCGACGACGGAAGCCCCTTCTGAACGCGGGATCGGCGACAACAAGCCGCCGGACCTTTTAGAGACGCTCGCGGAAGATCACGCGCCGCTCCGGCACGAGATCGAGAAGCTCGCCGACCGCGCCAACAGCACGCCACACGAGATCAAGAGCGAGGCCGATCTCGACGCGATCGGCACGCTACTCAAGGACACGCGCGAACTCGCGCGCAAGGCCGAGAAGGAGCGGACGACGACGAAAGAGCCGTACCTGGTTAGCGGGAGGACGGTCGATCAGTACTTCAAGACGCTGACCGACCGGCTCGTTCGAATCGGCGACGTCTTCCAGAAGATCGCCGACAAGCACGCGCGCGCCGTTGCGGCGGCAGCGCGCGCCAAGGCCGACGCCGACGCGAAGGCGGCGCGCGAGGAAGCCGCGCGGCGCGAGGCGGCGGCGCGCAAGGCCGAGGAAGACAACCGCAAGAAGAACGCGGAGACGCACGCCGCCAAGGCCGACGTTGCGCTGCAAGCCGCAGAAGCCGCCGAAGCGGTCGCGGCGGCGCCGGTCAAGGAGCTGGTGCAGACGATGACGGCGTCTGGCCTGTCGGCCGGCGCGAAGGACAATTGGACTTTCGAGATCGTCGATTTCTCGGCGATCGACCTCAACAAGCTCCGGCCTCTGTTCAAGCGCGACGCGGTCGAAGCCGCGATCCGCCAGGCGGTGCGAAACGGCGAGCGAGAGATAGCCGGCGTTCGCGTGTACAAGGAAGTGAAGGCGACGTTCCGATGATGGCGCTGGTGACTTTTGGGAGGTAGGGAAAATGGAACTGAATCAAGTTCGCATCGAAGACGCCATTATCGCCGAGGTTTCCCACAAACTGGTAGGCGATGACGACCTTTATTCCCGCGTAGCGAAGGCCGTCGATGCCCGCATCGAGAAGCATTTTCACGACGTTGCCGACGCGCAGATTGCCACCGCAATCGCCGACGCCGTACGCGAAGGCTTCGATCATGAGTATCAGAAGGTCTCAAATTTCAACGAGAAGGTCGGTGCTAAGACGACGATCCGCGCCGAACTTGAACGCATGATCGGCGGCTATTGGAACCAGCGCGTCGACAAGCAAGGCAAGCCGACGACTAGTACTTACGACAACCCGCCTACGCGGGCCGAATGGGTGATGATGCAAATGGTCGCGGATGATTTCAGAGATGGAATGAAGCAGCACGTCGTCAACATGGGCGGAGCGCTGAAGGACAGGCTGCGCGGCGAGCTTCACGAGACAATCAACCGCTTGCTAGCCGACGTATTTCATGTGCGCAGCGCCGACGATCAATCCGCCGACAGAACTGATAGAAGTGTACTCGACGTAAAGGCGAAGCCACGATGACCGATCTTCGTGACGTCTTCACGCCGAACGAGGCGATGCAGCGCATTTGCCCGCAGACCTTCGCCACGACGCCCGTTGAGCGTCGAGACGGGACCGTAATCCGCGAGGCCGGACCGACGTGCTGCATCGCGCAGGGGTGCATGGCGTGGCGTTGGGCGCCGACAAGCGGCGAGGTGATCGGCGGGTATTGCGGCCTCGCAGGCGAGCCGCATGAGACGCGGGCGAAGGAAACGGGGCGATGATCATTCGCGTCTTGGACACCGAAACCACTGGACTTTCGCCGGAGACCGACCGCGTCGTCGAGTTGGCGGCGGTCGAAGTCGCTCAGGTTCTCGTTCCTGGGACCGACGAGCCGTGCTGGTCGATCGGCGCGCCGGTCGTCAGCTTCGTCAACCCGCGCATTCCGATCCCGCCGGAAGCGAGCGGCGTCCATCATATCGTGGATGCCGACGTTGCTGATGCGCCGGACCTTGGCGAAGCGATCGACCGCGTTCTCGGCCCGATGTGGGGCGACCAGGTCGACATCATCGCGGCGCACAACGCGCGCTTTGACCGTGACATGCTCCCGCCGCTCAAAGAGAAGCGATGGGTCGACACTTATCGCTGCGCACTTCACTGCTGGCCGGACGCGCCCGACTTCAAAAACGGGACACTTTTCTACTACACCGGCGGCGTTCGCGTCGACGACGTGATCGCCCACCGCGCCGCGTTCGACGCGACGCTGACGGCGCACATTCTCGTCAAGCTGCTCGACGAGCGCACGGTCGACGAGCTTCTCGTCTTGTCGCGTAAGGCGGTTGTGTTGAAGAAGGTCGGGTTCGGCAAGCACTTCGGCTCGCTCTGGGTCGACGTACCTGACGGATATATCAAGTGGGCGCTCAAGGTCGACGACCTCGATCCGGACGTCAAGTTCACGGTGAAGAAGGAAGCACTACGCCGCGGTCTTTGATCGTCGGCGCAATTGGAGGACTGTGATATGCGAACAATCGACAGAACAGACAAGAGCGCCACGCCGCGCTGCAATTATTGCGGAGCAACGAGCCCTGAAGATGGATTTGAGACGCGTCGCGTGATCCACCGCGCAAACGACACTCGAAAGCCGGAAGTCGTCACGTCGCTGTTCACAGTCTGCAAGGGAACGGCCTGCGGCGGCAACCTCAAAATGGCGCATGAGGGATGACCATGGCTGACAAATTGACCGAACCAAAGGGCCGCGAGCGCTTCTGCGCCTACTGCGGTGACAGTCTCGGGTGGATCGCCGATCGAGACTATGATCGGACGGACACGTGCGGCAAGCGCGAATGCGAACGCTATTTTTGCGACATGGCGCGCGAAGATCGAGACGACGCACACGAACAACTTGATCGCGATCTTGGATGGCGCGATTGGTGAACTCGCGCATATGACGCGCGCAACTGGAGGACTACGCAATGTCTGACACGAATAACGCGCTTGTCGAACGCAAGCCCGACACGCCGCTCGCGGTGCAATTGAAGGACAAACAGCAACAGTTTCACGCCGCGTTGCCGGCGCACATTCCAACAGAGAGATTTACAAGAGTGGTCTTGACCGCCATTCAGCAGAACCCGGCGCTCGCGCGCGCCGATCGCGCGTCGCTCTGGAACGCATGTATGCGGGCGGCGGCCGACGGGTTGCTTCCGGACAACCGCGACGGCGCGCTGGTGATCTACAGCACGCGCAAAGGCGACGACTGGATTGACACGGTCCAGTGGATGCCGATGATCGCCGGACTGAGAAAAAAAATCAGAAATAGCGGCGAGATTCGCGATCTCGATGTCGTCGCGGTCCATGCGAAGGACGCGTTCGAGTATGAGCGCGGCGATGCGCCGTACATCAAGCATCGTCCCTATACGCCAAAGCCTCTACCGCGTTTCGAAAAGGAAACCGACGAGCAATTTGCCGAACGTTGGAAGGCGCACGCCGACCACGGCCCGCTCGTCGCCGTCTACTCTGTCGCGACGTTCAAGGATGGTGGCAAGTCGCGCGACGTGATGACGCGCGCCGAGGTCGAATACGTGCGCGACACCTATTCGAAGAAGAACCGCAAGGGCGAGTTCTCGCCGGCCTGGGTCAAAAGCTTCGACGAAATGGCGAAGAAGACCGTCGTTCGCCGGCACGCGAAGACGCTGCCGTTGTCGAGCGATCTCGACGACCTGATCCGTCGCGACGACGCGCTCTATGATCTGTCCGGCAAGAGCGACCGCGCCGGGGCGGTCGCGACGCCGAAGGATCTGAACGACCGGCTCGACATGCTCGCCGGACCGGCGGAGACGGAGCTCCCGCCGCACGACGAGGAAACCGGCGAAGTGATCGAGGGAACGACGAACGAGGATTCGGCCGCGGCGGACCATGTAACGGCCGAGACGAAGGGCGCGGAGGCGTCGGCGTCCTCCAAGGCAGCTTCCGCGCCCGACGCCGCCAAAAAGGCCGATCCGAAGCCGGAACCGAAGAAGGACGCGCCGAAGGCGTCGCCAAAGGCCACAGAAGCCCACCAGCAAGCGTCTTCGCCGGCGGCGGACAAACAGACGCCGAGCGCCGAAGACCGCCGTAAGGCGCTCCTGGCCGATCTGGTGAAGCAGGGCGATGAACACGCCGCCAATGGGCCGCGCGATCTCGAGGAGTGGCTCGACGGCCTCAACGGCGACGAGACGGCGCTGCTCTCCCACGCCCAGGTCAAGGCGTGGAAGAACGAAGCGGGGAGGGCGGGGCAATGAGCGCCTTCGTAACCGAGGAAGAGCGCCGAGCTATAAGCCGCGCTCGCATCGCCTACGGCGCCGCCTGCACCTGGTGGGACTCGATCGACAAGGTCGGGAATACCGAGAGCGGCCTGCCATGCTGCCCGCATTGCGGATCGGTTCTTTTCGAGGTTCCGAGTATCGCGGCATGGCGGATCGGCGTCGATCGCTACGCCGCCGAGAAAAATGATCCTTCCTACGCGGCGATGGTCGCGTGGGGTCGCGGGAAGTGCTTTCCGAACTACGCGACGCTCGCCGACAAATTCCGAGCGACGCTTTCATAGCAGGAGGTCGAGTTGAACGTCTTTGAAAACCACACCGAAGAATGCAAGGCCGCGATGGCGGTCCAGAATGCGGCGATCGCGGCGGCGCAGGAGCGCCTTGCCGAGCGGATCGCGACAGCGCGCTCGACGGAGGACGAGGAGACCATGGAGGCGCGCAGCAAGGCCGACGCGGAAATGGATGCCGCGCGCGCTGAGCACGACGACGCGGTCGAGGCCGCGCAGTGGGTCTACGGTGCGACCCTTGACCATTCGCGCGACACCGCGTGGAAGATCATCCAGAAGCGGTTGAGCATCTGGAACGGCGACTTGCCGGAAGAGTTGCCGGCGGCGCCCAAGATCGAGCAGCCGCAAGCGGCGGCGTCGAAGCTGCCGGCGGCGTTAGCGCTCGACGCCGCCGGCGTGGAACGAATGCCTTTTTGAAACGACAAAAGCGCCCGGCCGTAGCCGGGCGCGATCAATTGGATGGCAAATTATGACCTCCCAATCCCCCCGCCCCTACACACCAGCGCAGAGGGCGGCGATGGAGTGGCTGCCGAGCGATGGAAGTTGGCGAACCGATTACGACGCCGACCTCGCAATTTCGCTCCACTCGCTGTTCAAACAAGGCGTCGTCGCAAGAACATCCGTGTCAAGCGGTTGGAAATACTGGCTCACGCCCCACGGCGTCGCCGAGAAGGCGAGGCTGGCGGCGATGAAAGGGAACGACAATGACGAAGGATGAACGGCGGGAGAAGCTGGTCGAGGAAGCGGCGGCCAAACTTGTCGCCGGACTCCATGGCTTGTGCAAGTTTGAACTTGAACCTCGCATATACGACGATCTTGCCCGCGCCGTCCTCGCTCTTATCGCCGAGAGGCTTGCGGACGTGACCCCGGAGATGATCGAGGCGGGATCTTCGGCTTTCTTTGGCGCGGTCGAAGATCACAAGACCGGCCGCGACACGACTAGACCATTCGTCAAATACTGGCGCGCGATGCTTTCGGCGTCTGCGCTGGGGAATGGAGGGAAAGAGAAATGAGATCGCTTGCTTTGACTGCACTCATCGCGATCTTTGCTTTCGCACCAAGAGATTTATCGCACGACCCCTACACCATTGGTGCAATGTCTGTGCTTATAATTATCGATCTCGCCTTCATTGCATTTGGAGTGTGACCCCGTGATCTACGCGATTGACCCCACCATCGTCGAACGAGCGGCAGAAGCGATCTGGCGCGACAGTTTCTTGCGAGAGCGCCAACCCGTTCCCGAGCCTTGGCCCGAGACACCGAATGACGTTCGGAATAAATACCGAAGTTTTGCCCGCGCCGCCCTCTCCATTCCAGAGGCGGGGGAGGAAGCGGCAGACGCCGCGCGCTATAGATGGCTCCGCTCACGCGATCTTGACACGATTGACGCTGGCGGAATCTTCATTGGCCGCGTGCCTGAAAATCTAGTGGTTAACGGCGATGACGCGGACAGGGCGATCGATGCTGCGATTAGCGCAGTCCGTTCCCGCACAAAGGGTCCCGCAGAATGAGCAACCTCGGCATGGAGAGCCACGATCCGCCGACGTTTGAACTCGGCGAGGACGAGACTGGCGGCCCGGCATTTTTCTGGGCGAACCCCTGGACCGGCAAGCGCGAGAAGATCGCGAACTTGTGGTGGCCTACGCATCCGCCGGAGGCAACCGACAAGGTCGAACACATCTTCGAGCATTTGCAGCTTGTCTACGCACCTGACCCACCAAAGGACCCGCCCATGACTGACGCCCCGACTGACAAGAAGCTGAGCGAGAGGTTCGCGGAGTTTGTGCAAGCGTGGAAAGACGGTGGCGACCCGCACGAGGACGCGAACACCATCTTGCGCATGGGTCGCTTCGCCATAGATCGAAGCGACACTATCTTGCGTGCCCTTTGTCTCGCCGAGTCCCACCCCTCCGCCATCCGCGAGGCGGTGGAAGGGTGCGCGGATATGGCCGTTGTCAGTGGTGAACTTCCGGCGACGTTGGGCAATGCGGTTAGTGACGCCATCTTCGCAGCCATTAAGCGCGGGATGGGGGTTGACGAAGCGGTCAGCGTCGTCGTGGCTGTTGCGTCCGACTACGGGTGCAATGCGTACGGGGAATCATACAGAGGCAGACTCGCTGAACTGGTCAGAGCCCACCGCGCGCGGGGAGAGGAGAAGGGCCAATGAACGCCGATCAGATCAAACACATGGTGGACCGCTTCTTGATGTGGCCTCTGCCGAGGAATTTCACCCCGGACAACGGCATCAGTTATAAGCGGCCGAATTACGCGCCGAACGTCCCCGGCCCGAGCGGCACCAACTTGCTCGACGCTACGCAAGCCGCCGCAATGGTGCGCCACATGGTTGACGGGCTTCCCGCCGTCAACTCCCACCCCTCCGCCATCCGCGAGGCGGTGGAGCAGGAGCGGGAGGCCATCGCGGAAATAGCTGATGAGGACGCTATGAACATTCGCAGTCAGATTCGCAAGGTCTCGGAATCGGACGTGGTTAACTCCATCGACGCTGCTGCAAAATGGAACCGGGCGACGGCGCTTGAAGACTTCGCATTTTGCGTCCGCGCCCGCACAAAGGACGAAGCAAATGGATGAGACGCGTGAGCCTGCCAAGCCTGCCTCATCTTCTGAACACGGTGCCCTCTCAATGCGTGAGGCAGCGGCGAAGGTGGCGGATGGTAAGGCGTCTTATTTCAAACGATTTGGGCCTCCTGGGGTTGGCGACGCTTTTTGTATCGACATTGCGAATACGCTTGTCAGTGTCGCTTCCGCCATCCGTGCCCTTCCCATTCCTCCCGATCCCAGAGACGGGGAGATCGCAGAGATGCAGGCGGAAGTCGTACAGCTTCGCCAAGCTCTCGGCGGCAAGTTTGCTTTCAATGAACCGGCATTTGCCGCGGCTATCATCGAGAACGGACAGTTGAACGCCACCATCTCCGCCCTCCGCTCGGCCGTAGCGACGGCGAAAGAGGCGCTGGAGCCGTTCGTTAAACTATCAGCGGATGGCATAGCCGCTGCCGATCGCGATCAGAAGGAATTGCACGGCTTTGAAGACGATGATGTGGTCGATCGCGACCTCTATTGCAACATGCTTGAAGGTGTAACCTACGGCAATTTCCGCCACGCCCGTTCCGCCCTCGCCGCCATCGACGCGGCGGTGAAGGGGGAGGCGGTCTAGCTGGTTTGCCGACCGCCGCGCCCAAGCGCCGCAATGGCCGTGCGCAGGGAGTCCTGGATCATCGACCCCCAGCGATCGAGATCGTTCTTCGTCGCCATATCGGATCGAATCACTTCGATCTTGGCTTCGGTCGAAGCGAAGCGATTTTCGATCTTCTTGTCCGTCTCGGCCAAGTGATCCTTGGTGTCGGCGCGGTGTTTTTCGAGGTCGCTGCGTACGGTTGCCGCGATGATCTCGTTCTGCGCGCTCTTGCGCACGGAATTGATGAGAGCGGTCGCGGCGGCGGCAAGGCCTCCGCTGCTAATAAGGGACACGGCAATCTCCCATGTCGACCAGTCGGTAGAAGCCCCAGCCATCTTAGCTCGCTTTCTCGCCCTTGATTTGGGCCATTTGAAGTTCCAACGCTTTGAGATTCGACAAGTACAAGGCAATTGCGTGGTCGGCCATTGAAGGCGCCCCCGCGTGGATGGGCGAGCCGATCTCCGTCAGGCTGACGTTGTGCTTCCACATTGGCAATGGCGGGACCCCGCAGACCGGGTCGCCGCAATTGTGGTAGGAGACGGCCTCCAGCGCCGTCCTGATGAGCCCCGGCGCCGTCAAGTTCCCCATGAACGCGCCGCGCGGGCAACCGAAGGTGACGACGCGCATAGGGGCAATCTTGTGCTTGAGCGCGACGAAGACCGCTCCCAGCACCTGCGCGAGTTGCGCGCCGAGTGAGTGGCCGGCGAAGATGACGCGGCCGTTCGCGGGGAGGTCCTTCAACACGGCCTCGCACAGCTTCAGCCCCCACAGCCCGAAGCCTTCGTGATACGTCCCGATGTAGGGGAAGGGCTTCGGCCACGCCGAGAAGTCGATCATCCATTGCGCGAGGTTGACCGTGCCGGGGACGGCGACCACAAACTCATCGCCGATCTTTGTCCCAACAGCCCGCACGTCGTTGCCGCACTGCCACGTCGCGGGGACGTTGTAGGATTGGCCGACGAGCGCGCAGATTTGCTGATGGGTGAGCATCACTGTGCCGTTGGGGCGGGAGTGGGCGACGCGGCCGGAGCCGTCACGGGCGCCGTCGGCGGAACGAGCGTGACGGCGGGAAGCTTGGCGCAGAAGGCAGGGAAGATCGGGACCGTGATATTAACGCCGACCGTCGCGATGGCGTTGGACGCTTCCGAGAAGACTTTCTGACAGGCCGCGTTGTCGCAGATTTGGTGGAACGCGGCGATCGTGATCCGCAGGCCCTCGACGTCTTCCGCGGCGTGGCCGGAGATCAGCTTCGGATGCACCTTGAGCACGGACATGAGCGTCTGGCCGGCGACCGCGCAGTCGTGGCCGTTGCCGTCTTGGATCGACGGGACGGCGAGCGATAGCGTCTCGGCCTCGTCGAGCCCTTGCTGGAAATAGTCGGTGATCGCCGTGAACAGGTCTGGCGCGGTCCCGTCCGCCATTGACGTACCTGACAGCTTCTTGTTGAGGCCGAGCGGGTCAATGATGGGGCCTGTTGCAACTGGCCTCGCAGCTTCGGCGGCTCGGACGATGGAAGGCGCGCCGAAGGCGAGAGCGCCGACGACCGTCGCGCCGACGAGAAGGGCGCTGGCGGTTTTCGCCGCGGCGGCGATGATCGTTGTGGCCGCGGTCTTCGTGGCCGTATCGATGGCTGTGTCATCCGCTTGCAACTTCGTCACCGCAGTGATGAGGGCGGAGTCCTTCGGCGCCAGGGGGCCTGGCGCGCTCGACGAATAGAGATGCAGCACACCGTTGACCGCGTTGAGGATGATGTTCAGGAAGGCGCAGGTGCTGATGATCGCCGTCGCAACGGCGATCGGGACATAGGACGGGAACGCCGTCGGGCTGAGAAAGGCGATGACCGATATGACGACGGCGAAAGCGCTGAACGCCACGCCAATCTTCGGAGAGAAGTTCATGGGATGCTCCTTATGCCGCGGCGTTCATTGCGAGCGCCTTAGCGCGAATACCATTCAGCCGGACCGTCCAGCCGCGGCCGAAATAAACCCACGTCGAGAGGCTTTGGAAGAACGTCGTCCTGTCGTCGCACAGCCGATTGATTAGCGCCGCGCCGTTCGACTTGGCGAAGGGCCGGATCGCCCCCAGCGTCTCAAGCCCAAACTGGCCGTCGACACTGACGCCGAGGACTCGCTGAAAATGTCTGATTGCCGTCACCGGCCCCGAACCCCAACCGTAATCCACCATGACGAGATCGAGGCCAACATAAAGATCGTCGCCGCGCACCGGGTTCCAATATTGCTCGCGGTAGATCGTCTGGATTTCAGCGTCGCTGGCGGCGCGCACGGCCTGCGCTGGCAACCCCTTGCCGACCCGCCAAGCATTGTAGGCGGCCTGCGTTACGCCTTTCAGCGTCGCGCCGCCGGGATCGTGCGGATTGTTGACGTAGCCGCCCTCGAAACTCTCGGTCTCGTTGAAGCAAGCAAGGAAGTTCGACGCGGTCATTTTCCAATTCTCCCGCCGACATAAACGAAAACCCATGCGAACAGCAGCAGCGCAAGCATCCCTTGCATCGAGATACCCACCTCGACGACCATCACGTCCTCACGAAAATCAATGAGCGGCGCGATACGAAGGCGCGGCCAACACGCCTAGACCAGTTGCCAGATACAACCTCGACCTTGTCGCCGAGCGACGCGACGACAACGCCGACGTGATAGGCGCCACGGCGGCCCATGAACACGGCGAGATCGCCCGGCCGCCCGACGCTGTGCGGCCCGTAAGCCAGCGCGCTCGCCGCCATGCGGTTGGCGAGCGGCGGCCGGCCGGTGCGAATAAGCCATGCCGACGTGGCGTCGGCGCACCAGGCGCCCGGCTGGGCGGTGAACTTGCCTCTGCCGACATCGCGTAGCGCCTCGGCGACGAGGTCGGCGCCAATTCGCCACGTCGCCGCACCCGCGCCCCACGCCGCCCGCACGGCGATCGCCGGCGCGCCATCGGCGAGGCCCGGCGCGGCGAGCGCCGCAGCAGTCGGCGCGGGGCGCACGGTGGCGAACGCCACAGATCGCCGGCGATACATTCCATAGCGCCCCTGGTGATGGACCGCGGCGACGCGAGCGTGCGCCCAATGATGGGCGATCCGAGCGTGCGCCCATCTCGGGCCAGCCTCGGCCCCTCCGGATAGGCAAACGCACACGGCGAGCGCCAAGGCCGCCAGCAAGCCGCGTAGGGCCTTCATCAATGCACATCCTTTGTGTATGTTGGCTGGGTCGTCGCCCAAGTCACGATGTAGCACTCCTTCGACTCGAGTTGAATCGTGTAGAACTCCCCGGCCGTTTTAAGCGCCGCCACCTGCTGCGAGTTGATAGTGACCATTGCCGTGTTCGTCGCACTCTGCGTTAGGTAGTGGGTTTCTGGCGACGGGCCAGCGCAGATCGTCGCGGGCGACGTTCCGACACTTGCCGCGGCCGTTGTTCCGACAGGGTTGTAGCCGTTCAATTTGGCCACGCTAGCTGTCGCCAAAGCACCGATGCTGATTGGGCCTGAAGCGTTCCCGATCGCCTCGCCACCCTCGACAAACACCTTAGTCGCAGCGCTGTCTACCACAATGCCGTATCCTGAACCACCGCGTCCGTTAGGTGTAGTAGTAGTTCCTGCAATTGGTGCGACGATGCTAATATTTTGTGGCATTCCAGAATTATTAGATATTAGGATGCCGCTCCCGTTATTGTAGTTTGTAACAGGGGCAATTAGCGTAACGTCGCTAACATTTGAGGATGCAAAAATCATTCCGCTGGCAGTTGTATTTACCGACGTGCTTTTTTGTGTTGACCCCCAGCACGCCGTACAAACCATGACATTCATGGAGTTGACTGACCAATTGGAGGCGCCACTCGTGTCTCCTATGCAGTTTGTGCAGAAGAAATTCATATTTCCAGTGCTGCTCTTTCCAAGCCCCCAGCCTGAAACACTGTTATTATATGCAGTAACATTGGAGCCATAAAATCCGCCTTGGTCTACAATTTCGAACCCATCGTTACCGTTACCGTCTGATCGTGAATTGCTCAGGTACAGATCGGTACCGCCAATTGTGTAGAATCCGTCATGCAGCACATCCGACGCGGAAAAATTCTCTACAACCACGGCTGAAGAATTTATTATCGACAGCCCATCGTAAAGAGCTGATGGGAATTGCGACGGGGAGACCCCACGCACAATTACGCTGTCTACTTTATTTAGCTTAAACCCACTATTTCCCGCGACTGCTGTGACTCCGGACTTTTGTCCGACCCCGCACGTTCCGTCGAACCCGGTGCTATAATATGTGTTAGTCCCATCGCCAAATTGTATCGCATAGCTATTCGTTGTGTTGTTTACAATTATTACTCCTTCATCGCAGGTTATATTAACACGATTAAGAGCGATTTGCACGCCACCCATAACGTAATAGGTGTTGCTTGGAGTGACAAAAGGAAACCGAATATTGCAGCCGCCAGAACTTGAGCAGGCCGCCAGCAGCGCGGTCCATTTCGTGGTATTGTCCGTCGAGCCATCGGCGACGAAACCATAATCGAGAACGTTCAGCGTAGGATAGATGGTTGTTGGAGCAACGTCACTGGGGTTTGCAGTCGCCCCAGTAATATTAGCCTTGACCGTATAGGCCGCCATCTGTGCGGCCTTGGCGTTCGTCACGGCGTTGTTGACGAGGCCCGCAGTCGGCAGCCCCGTCGCATTGGTCAGATCAATCGCTGGGCCAGTGCCGAACACCAGCGGGCCCGTCCCCGTCTTATCCGGCACAGCGGCGGCGAGATTGGCGGAGGTCGGGGCAAGAAGCCACGCCGGGACATTAGTCCCAAGCACAAACGGGCCTGGAATCGCCGACCCGCCGCCAAAGTTCGCGCATGCGGCGCCGGGGAGGAACACGCCCGAGCATGTCGCCGCCGCCGGCCCGGCAAACAGCGCCGCAAGAGCAAGCGCGGAGAGGAAGCGGAGGAAAGAGCGCATTAGACAACCTTCCACATATTCGAGCCATTACTGCGCAGGCGCATCGATCCATAGGCTGTCGTGATTGTCAGAGACGTCGCGCCGCTGATGTGATCCGACCCAGCGGCCGCGACGGTGATCGTGATCGTCGCCGAGCAGTTGCCAGAATCGTCCGCGATGAGCAGATCGGTTCCGACCGGGAACGCCGACGCCGCGAGGAGTGTGACGACTCTCGATGAGGTCAGCGTAGCGAACGAGACCTCGCGGTCGGACGCCAAAACCGCATAGGCCGCGTCGGCGACCGCCGTGCGGCTGGCGACGGCGGCGTTGATCTGCGCGGCGATCCCGCTCGCGCCGCCGAATTGGTTCTGCGGCGATCCGGGATCGGCGGTAGGAATGATCGTTGCAACGGTGGTTGTTGCGGCCATGGGTCAGGTCCAAACGATTTTGTTGCACACGATCGTCGGCTGCGTATTTTGATGGGCGGACCCGGAGCCTGCCGGGGCTAGCGTGATGCCCGTCGTCGCGGTGTTGATCGCAATGCCGGTGGTCGCTGTATTGGTGATGAATCCGGCATCTGTGGCCTGCACCAACACGCTGCCTGTGGTGCCAGACCCGCGGGCGCCGATGTTGATGTTGTTTCCAAAACCGTGATAATGGCCGGCATCGGTGATCCCGTGCAAATGGCCTAGATCGGTCAGCGTATGATTGTGCGACGCCAGCTCGCCGGTGATAAGTGCATGGGTTTCCGCGCCTCCGACCGCACCGAGCGTCGATCCGACGATCCCGGACCCGCCAGAGGTCAGCCGGTTCGCCGCCGTGCCACCCATGTTGTCGACGCCGGCCGCCGCGCGCCCGCGCAGATCGGGCATCCCAAAAGTTGTGACGCCGTCGCCGCCGAAGGTCGTCCCGAACAACGCGCCGAGCGCCGGATAGGACGCGATGAGTAGGACTTGGCCGTAAGCGAGAAGACTGCCGGGGGGGATGGACGCGGCGGGCCCCCACCAATCGGCGCCGGTTCCCGTCGCGCCCTTTGGCGTGTAGATGTGGTTCGTCGCGTCGAGATAGCCCATCGTCAGCCAATCGGTTCCGTCACTGATCTGGACAGGCCACGGCGAAACCGATGTGTTGAGCCACAATTGGCCGGCCGGCATCGACGACGCCGCATTGGCCGGCGGCGCCGCGCCGCTGTTCATCGTGACGAGGGCGTCGAACGCCAGATTGAGGTTGTCGACCAAAGACAAGCCGGAAAGCGTGCCTGACGTAGGATTGACGAGTGAACCTTGGCTCATGTCGCGCTCGCGCTTTCAGGCCGAATAATGCTTGGCGATGTCGAATTGCACGACGACTTGCTTGCCGTCCGCGTTGGCGCCGAGGCCAAAGATGACGACGAACCCGTCGACCTTCGCCGCGTCGATTGCGGCGCAGACCGGCTCGAGCGCGGTGCGCACGGCGGCGGCGTGCTCGGCGGCGCGGACTTCGTCATCCGGGCGCTCACTCGTCACGCCACGCTCCGATTCGCCCGCCGCGGCCTTCTCGATCAGCCGCGCGATTGCCGGACCGTTTGCCGTCATCAATTTCAGAAGATCGGCGTCGCTCAGCAGGACGCCGGGTGGTGTTTTGCTCGCCATTGGATTTCGACCTCGATTTTTTGCGCGTCAAATATGTCAGTAGCCCTCGAAATCAGCGTTGATCGTGCGCGCGACGCCGACCCCGCCGTTGGTGATTTGCAGCGTGACATGCACATCCGTCAGACCCATCACGTTCAGGAGATCGCCGGCTTGCGGATTGATGATCGTCACGCTGACGTAGGGGACCGTCGAACCGTTCGGTCCGCCGTTGAAGATTGCCGGCCGCGTATCGCCATCCGGGGTGAAGACGAACATCCGTCCGCCGGCCGGAAGTGCGTAGTTGTTCATGTGGTCGTTTCGCGCCGGCGCCGAGACTGTGAATGAGAATGCCGAGAGGTTGCAGATCGTCTGCGGGTCGATCGTCGACAGCAGTATGCGGAAGTTGAAATACTGCCCGTTGTAGGCGCCCGGCGCGTAATTTTGCCAAGGCCCGTAAATGGCGTTCCCTTCGTAAACGTCTGGAAGTATGTAGACGTTCGAAGCGTCGTAAAGGTCAGGATCATTTGTGCCAATCTGGATTTGCGGAACGGCGTCAATGAACTGCGTCGACCCCGAACCGAGGATGTCGGCGAGTGTGAGTACGTTTGCGGCGGCCAGGATGTTTCCGCCGATCGGCGATCCTTCCGCCGCCCAGGTCACGGTCACCGCGCAGGCCGCGGTGCGCCCGGCGTTGATGACGTGGGTGAGCGGGATCTGATAGGAGCCGTTCCCCGGCGTCGATTGGAGCAACTCGCCGACGATCGCGGCGTCGCCAGAGAGCGCGCCGCTCCATCTCGTCGCGACCTCATCCCACGATTGCAGGATGTTCGTGACGAGCAGGTTGCCGGCAATCTCGATCGAAACCGGCGTCTCGCTGTAGACGAGAATTCCCGGCGCCGGCGTCGACTTCGCCGCGACCCAGAACGTACCGTCGCCGCGCGTCGCGAACGGCGGGTGCGCGACGGTCCCAAGCGTCAGTGCGCCGGCCCACGAACTGCCGACGCGGACTTCGTAAGTGACCGCGCGGAAGTCTGAGACCTCCGTCCAATTCAGATTGGCGAAGCTGTCGACGTAGTTGGTCGTCAGATTGGTGACATTGGGCAACGGAGATGAAAGCGCCGAGCCCTTGACGACGTATGGATAGGGCGCGACGTCCGCGAGATTTTGCGCCGCGACGCCAAACTGATTGAACGCGCAGAACTTGAAATAGACGGTCGACCCGACCTGCTGCGAAGTGAAGTTCCACTGATAGGCAGACCCGTCCAACCGCATGAACGGCGCGCGGATCGCATGGGCGGCAATCGAAGACGTGTACGCGCCGCGAGACAGCGTCGTCAGATCGTAAGCGCTGGCCCCGATCAACGTCGCGGTTTTGTAAGCCAGGACTTCGCTATCGACTACGCTTACCGTCGCGAGAGCGTCGAACGCCACGGACGACACGGATATCAGTTGTGTCTCGGACTCGCTCAGATTGACGGCGAGCGTGTTCGTCGCATCGATGGTCTGACCGCTCGGCGCTTCCGCCACGCTCGGCAAGGTCGCGGTCAGGACGCCCATGCGCGTTGCGCCGGGCCATGATTCCAGAAACGAGTAATTCTCGCCGTCGGTCGAGAGATAAACGTCGCAGCCGCCGTAGTTGGCCGGCACAGACCCAGAGAGGCCGATCAGAAGGCAAAGTCCGTCGCCAAGCTGATCAGGCGGCTCAAAGAAGAAAGGCGCGTTGACGCTGCCCGAAGGGGCATTGTTGAACCGTCCGGCGCCGATGCTGGCCTGCGTGTTGTAGATCGGCGCCGACGCGGTGAGAGGAACCTCTTCGAACGTGAGCGTAAGCGTCGAGTCGGAGTTCTCGTCGATCTGCGTGATGCGGACGAGTTGGTTGACGAGTTGGAACGACGGCTCGGTCAGCGTGACGAGGTCGAGCACGTCGAGCAAGACGAACTGCCGCCCGACCGTGCATTGCCACTGCCGCATCTGCGCCTGGATGCGCTGAAGCTGCAATGCGGCCGAGACACTCGCCGCCGAGGCGAGACTGAAAAACGAGTTGTCCTTGACGTCCGACAGGCGCACGCGCGACGTCGCCGTGATTGATGCGTCGTCGGTCGCGTAGATCGTGACGGGGTTGTAGAGGTTCGACCGATCGTTGTATTTGATCTGAAGCTTATTGAAGACGTCGAGCGGGTTCGCCGCCGAGAACGCGAGGAACGATTTTCCCGAGGCGGAGCCTTGGCCGAGCGATCCTTGATTTGGCAGGAAGTCGTCGACGCCGAGATCGTAGACCGGCGTGGTGTTCGGCGTGTAGGTATAGCCGTTTCCCGTGACCGAGACGTCGCCGTAAGGCACGATGTCGAAGACGGCGCCGGACTGGCGGAAGTCGCAGTTCAGCGCATCCATCAACGCCTTGATATGCGAGTTCGCGGATGTCTGCGACGCGAGCGTCAGCGAGATCATCATGCCGGTCGCGCGCCAGTAATTGCGCGCGGTGTCGAAGTCGCCGATCACCGATGACGGAAAGCCCTGCACGCCCCAATCTTGATTGGTCAGGAAGGCTTTAATCCAGTCAGCGGGGTTTGCGTCCGGGCCGAGCGCCGGAATGTCGGAATTGATCGCCCATGTCACCTCGACGTTGAACGCCGGGAAGCTCGGCGACGAGCCGAGTTGCAGGTTCGGCCAAATGACGTAGGAGAGGCCGCGATAGGCGAGCGCATGCGACGGAAAGTTCGCTTGCCACCAAGAGTCGTTGGTCTGCCCGTAATCGCCGACATGAAAGATGGTGTTGTAAGTGCCGTTTCCCTGCGTGATGTCGCTCGACGGGATACCCATCGCATTGAGGTCGGCAAGCATTTGCGCGGTCGGCGGGACGAGAAAGTCGACGTTCGACCCGTTGTAGATCGTGCAGACCTGCGTGATCTGCCCTTCGCCAAGCAGCGACAGGCCGGAGCACGAATAGGTATACTGGCCGGTGTTGCCCTTACCGCTCGACCCGACGACGCCACCCTTTCCACCCGATGACTTGGTTTGCGTCGCGGTGAAGCCGGCGTAGTCGATCAGGATCGGCGCCCAACGCACCTGGCCGCAGCCGATCGGGATTGGCGTGCCCTGAACCGACGCCGAGACGCGCAGCGCGGCGGCGACCGGGTCCGAGTTGTTCGTCCGGTTCGATCGGAAGAGGTTCGCCACCCGTCATCTCCAAACCGAGAAGAACCGGCGCGGCCTCCCCTGAAGGTCGGCAACGTCGCCGCGCATCGCGACCACTTTGCCGCTCAGCTTGTGTGCGTGGATGATCTCGCGCGGCCAATCGACGACGATCGCCGCATGTGAGAATGCGCGCCCAATGCGATAGGCGATAATGTCGGCGGTATCGACCTCGCTCTCGTCGATCTCATGCGCATATCGCGACAGGAAGGTCAGGAATTGTTCGCCGTCGCTGTGCAGAAAGTGTTGAGGGGAATAGCGCCCCGTGTCGACGTGCTCGACAAGGCCGGCCTCCTCAAACGCCGCCGCGATGAGTTGGACGCAATCAACGCCGACGCCCTTGACGCGCGCCATATCGTGGAAGGGGGTGCCTTCCCAAAGGCGCGCAGCCGCGACAACCGCGGCGCGTTCTTCGCTTTCGCTGCGCATTGTTGATTAGCCGATCTGAATCTCTGGCTGCGGCGTATAGGGAGCGCCGAGGAAGTTGATGGTGTTGGCGAACCCGCCGCAGCCGCCGGCGCCGAGGCTCTTGTCGCAGCCCGGATAGAATGTCCATCCATCTCCCGTCGCGACCGCAAACGGCCACGCATACTGAGGCTGAAACGCGGTTCCGACGTGCGCGACGATCGAGCGCTGCAATCCGGCGTTGAGCCCGGACGTGCAGAGCATCCGCCCTTGCGCATATGTCCCCGAACCGCCGGGAGCCGCCGGGCTGGCAAGCACGCTGTATTGCGTCGAGCCGGCGAGCGCCGTCGCCGTCTCGGCGAAGCTCGCCGCGCTGAGCGTGCATCGTGCGTCGAACAACTGATGCCGGCACGACGCCTGCACAAGGTTGCGCGGCATGTTCATGCTGAGCAGATATTTGTACGACGAGCAGTTGAAGAAGCAGAGCGTCGGCGTCGCGTCGACCTCGCCGATGATCCCGCCGTAGATGACGATGGACCCTACGCAGGTGCGCGTGGCGACGCTGTAGGGCGCTGTTGGCGGCGCGGCCCAATAGGCGCGCGCGACCTGAACCGTCGCGCTGGCGAACAGCCCGGCGCGGCACGCGGCGAGCCACGGCGTCGAGCCAAACACGTCGGGGAAAGTGAACGCACCCGAGAATTGGTCCTGAACTGTGGGCGCTAGCGCGACCGTCCACGAATCGTCATCGAGGCCGCGCGTCCACTTGCCCTGAACCTTCGACTGCTTCGTGTCGACCTTGGGATAGCCGGAGCCGATCGAGCCGCAGGAATAGATGTTGGCCGCGTTGTCGATCGCGTCGAAGTCGCCGGTGCAGAGACGAATGACCGGGCCGTTGACCGGCGTGAACGTGTAGAGGTCGACCGAGTAGAGCGTCGAGGCCGCTCCTTGCGCAATTGCCGCGTTGAGCAGCGTCGTGAGTGCCGGCGAGGCGGTTTTCATCTCAGAAAATCCGCGTTTCGAACTTGATCGAGCGAGCTTCCCACAGGGAGCCCATGATCTTGGCGAGGTCGACCATGTCGTCGGAAAAGTTGCAGGGCCAATAATAGCACCCTGTCCAGGTCAGCGCCGCGCCGCCCGTCGGCGCCGTCGTGAACGTAACGAGCCCCGACGAACTGACGGTGTAGCCGGTCGTTTGCAGCACGCCGGCGATGTAGATCAGCGGCGCCGGATAAGGCGCGTTGATCGTGCCCGGACCGTTCGGGTTCGGAACGACGGTCGGACCGGCCGAATTGAGCGGCGCGAAGATCAGATCGGCCCATCCGCCGGCGGCGCGCGCCAGTTGGAATTTCGTTGAGACGCCATCGCCAACGCCAAACTGCTGAGCGACAACCTGGCAGTCGTCGACGTCCCAATAGTTGAAGATCAGCGCGCTGCCCAGGCACTGATTGAACAATCCCTCTACCGCTTGGAGCGAGTTGGCGACGAGCGTCGCCCACGCGCCGGACGAGTCGAGCCCAGTGACGACGATCTCATATTTGCGCGACGCCTGGGTCCGATTGGCGAACGTCGTCTTCTTTCCGGACATGGCGACTTGCGTCGTCGTGTCGAAGTTGCCGCCGCTGCGCTTGACCGGGAAGGTCAGCGCCGGGAGGTAGGGGAAGACAGGCGCGGTCATCGCTCAGTAGCTCGGCCGGAGAGACGGTTGCGAATTGAAGACGTCGCGAACCGCGCGCGCGAGATCGCTCGAGTTGTTCCGAAGCTGTGCGACGAAGCTCTGCGGGTCGGTCGCTGTGACGTGCCAGATATGCGTCGTTCCACCGCCGCTACCGCCGCCGGCATACGGCTTCGACACCTTTGCCGCCGGGACAACCTTTTCTCCGGCATGGATCAGTGCGACGCCGGTCGAATTGACGTATCCGCCGACGTCGAGCGCCGCCATGCCGGTCGCCGTCGCTTGGACGCCGGCGGCGAGGCCGGCCGCCGCCGCCGGGGCGGCCGGGCCGAGCGTCGGAGCGAAGAACGCCGAGAAGCCGGCGAACGCCTGGCCGACGTCGGCGGTGATGCCGGCGAGGATGCCCGGCTTCGCCGCCGCGACGCCGGCGGTCTGCGCGGCCGCGACCGTTCCGAACCCTGTCACATTCATCGCGACGGCGGCGGCCTGCTCGGCGACCCACTTGACGCAGAACTTGATGATGTCCTCGATGATCGATGCCGCCATGTTCTTGAACGCCTGCGCGACCGTCGTGGTGCCACGGAGAAGCCCGCTGACTTGCGAGTTGAAGGCCCCGGCTACTTGGTCCGCCGCCGACTTCCACGCTTGCGCAGAGGCTTCCGCGGCCTTGTCCTGGGCCTTCTGTTCCTCGAGCGCGATCGCCGCGAGGTCTCTCGACTCCTTTTGCCAGATTGCTTCTTTCTGCGTCGAGGACAGCGCGGCGCTCGCCGTCGCTTTGTCGGCGGCGTTGATCACGGCGAGCGATTCGGCGTCGAGCGCGGCGTCGGTTTGGCCGAGCCACTGCTGCATCGTGATCTTGTGCGTCTTCAGCTCTTCGTTGAGCGTCTCCTCGATCTGCTTCGCCGCCTCGTTCGCCGTCGCGACTTCGCTCTCGAACGCCTGATTGACCGCCTCGGCTGCGGCTTTGATCCCAGCGGTGTCCGGCGCGACCATCGCCGGGACTTGCGCGCCGCCCTGCTCCGGGCCTTCGGCGCCGGAGACCGATCCCATGATCGTCGCGAGTTCGCCCTTCATGGTCTGGGCGTTGGCGAGGACCTGGTCCTTCGTCTTGGCGAAGATGTCGACGACGGCGGCATTGGAGTTGCGCGCGTCGGTTTCGGCCGCGGAGAAGTCGAAGACGCCGGAGAACGCGCCGCCGATCTTCGACATCGACGCGGACAAGTCCGAGCCCATGCCGTCGAACGCGGCCTTCGCGCCGGAGAAATTGAGCTTGAGCGTGTCGCCGATGACCGTTCCGAGGCCGACGAATTGCTGTTCGACCGCGTGGACGGCTTCCTCGCCTGCCGTTACTAGCGCCTTGAAGAACGCGGGGATGCTGGCGCCGAGCGCAATGAAGACATCGCTGATCGTCTTGCCGAGACCGAGGAACGACTGAACGAGCGCGCGCGTCGCGCCGTCGCCGATCGCGTCGAGGTCGGCGAGACCGGCCGCCGTGATCGCGACCGCCGCCTCGACGCCTTTGAACGCGACCGCAAGCGCGGTCAGCGCTTGACCGAAGAAACCGCCGTTCTTGATCGAGTTCGAGAACGCCTCGGCGAGATCGGTCATCATCCGGACGGCGCCGTTGACGACGTCGATGAACGGCTTGAACGCCTCGACGCTGTCGCCCTTGATCGCCGCGCCGAGGTTGACGAAGCCGTGCTGCATGTTGGCAAGCGCCGCCGTCGTGCCGGCGTCGAGCACGCTGTTCGTCTCGTCGGCGGCTTGGCGCATCCGTTGGAGCCCGGCCGAGCCTTGATCGAGCAGCGGGATCATCTGTGCAAAGCCGCGGCCGAGCGCGCTGACGGCCGCGAGCTTGCTCGCGCTGTCGTCGAAGCGAGAGACCGCGTCCGCGATCTTGTCGAGCTGCTGGTCGAGGCCGAGGCCCTGCAGCTCCTTCGCGCTCAAACCGAGCGCCTTGAGCCCCTCGGCCATGCGGCCGGTTCCATTCGCCGCTTGCGCGAGGCCGGCTTCGAACCGGCCCATCATCATCGTCAGATTGCCGGTGTCCGTCCCGGTCATTTCAGCGGCGTAGTTCAGTTCGCCGACCTGCTCCGTCGTAATGCCGAGCATCTTCGACATGTGCTCGGTCTGCTCGCCGAGCTCGCCCATGCTCTCGGCAAACTGCTCGACTTCGCGCACGGCGAAGGCGGCGACCATCGCTTCGCCGAGGCCGCCGAGCGCGCCGATGACGCCCTGGATCGGCGACGCGATGCTTTCGATCGAGTTTTTGACCGCGTCGATGCCGGCGGTCAGACCTTGGACCGACGCGCCAAACGTAACCTGGACGTCGTCAGCCATTGGGGAGTCCTTTGATCACGCCGCCCGGAAACATCGCGAGCAGTTCGGCAAGGTCGTTCGATCGGCGTTTCGGCTTGTGGCCCTGCGAGGCCGCAAAATACTTGCGGAGCGGAGGCCAGTCTTCCCAGCACTCTTCGAAATAGCGAAGGCGCGGAAGCGTCATCTGGTCGAGGACTTCGGCCCAAGTCCAGTGAAGCTCGATACAGAGTTCGGCGACGAGCTTGTCGAACTCTACGCGCTCGCCGCCGTCTGTTCCCCCGGCGTTGGCGCCGACGCCGGCGCTCCGGTCTGGCGCGTGACGACGACGATCGCCTCGTTGAGCTGCGCGAGCGTCATCTGCATGCTCGTGAAGTCGTCGAAGGTCAGGTTCGGATATGCGGCCGACAGCCCGTTGTGAACGAACTTGGCGATCGCGTCGAACTGGTCTTCGGTCAACGAATTAAGCTTGATCCCGGCGACGAGTTTCGACAACGGAATCAGGGCGCGGATTTGTCGAAACGAGAGGAGGGGAACCTTGAAGACGCGCTTGCCGAGCGTGAGTTCGGCCGCGCCCTCGAGGTCAACGTCGGGGTTAAGCGTGAGATCCATCGACCATTACTCCGAAATCGAGAGCGTGCCCCAGTTGTTCGATGCGTCGGCCTGCGCCTGGAAATCGAACTCGGCGATCGAGAATTTGCTGTTGCTGAACGGCAGCGACAACTTCGACGACGCGCAGGCGTTGAGCTTCAGGACGAGGTCCTTCGTCGTGCCGAGGTAGTTGAAGCTCTCCTTCGCGTAGACTTCGAACGTCGGCATGGAGCCTTGAAGCTGGTTCGCCAGCGCGATCTGATTGCCGCTCGCCGTTTCCGTGTAGGAATAGTAGATGCTGTAGGAGATTCCATTGTCGCCGGTGGCGAAGCTGTACGCGCCAGCGCCCGCGGCGCCGGGAATGTAGCTGACGCCGGCGACCGGCGTAACCGTGACGGGCATCAACTGCACGCCGGCGGCCGTGAAGACGCCGAGGTCTTCGACGAATCCGGTGTGATTGGCGACCGTAACCGCCGCGGCCGTGACGGAGTCCGTCTCGGCGACCGCCATTTCAAGCATCGACGGCGTCGTGAGCGTCTGGCCGAAGAACAGATTGTTCGCCTGCGTCGACTGCAAACGGGCGAACTTCGCCTTGCCGGTGATCTTGAGCTCGGCGCCGCCGAGCGCGACCGCGACGTTGTACTGGCCGAGCAGCCCTTCGATCTTGCGATCGAAATCGATGGTGAGGTCCTGAAGCGTGCCGAGAAGGGCCGGCGGAGTGTTGAGAACATCCGTCCGCTTCAGGATGAGCGTGCCGGAGCCGAAAACAAATTGCGTCATGGCGTCACCTTAGGTTGCCGTCTGGAAACAGGGTCATAAGCTCGGCGATGTCGCCAGCGCCTTCGCGAAACGCCGGCGGCGGCTCGACATTCGCCGGCGTCGGCAACTTGTCCACGCTCGCGTCGAACGGCTTGATCAATTGGCTGAGCGAACCGGACCAGTTGCGCAATCCGATGTGGCCAACGACCGCGTTCGGGTCGGCCCAGATCGATCCGCCGAGCGCGCGCCACGCCTCGCAGAAGGCGTAGTCTTCGCCGCCGAGCGCGTCTTCAGGAAACGAAAAGAACCGATAGAAGCAATCGCGCGTTTCCGGCGCGAGCCGCTTGTCGCCTTTGCGCTTCCAATCCGGGTGCGCCGCGATCAGGCGATCGAAGGCGGCGCGCGTGATCTTGACGATCCCCGTCCCGACCTTCTCGTATTCGATGAAGCCCATATCGTCCTGAACGAGCAGGCCGTTGGGCGCGGGCGCCGGCGCGCCGCACCATGCCGCCGGATCGGATGGCTCTTTGTCGATCTTGAGCCGGCCGACGCCGCCGCAGACGTCGTGCTCGGAAGCGAGGAAGCGGAGGATGTCTTCCGGCCGCCACTCCATGTCGTCGTCGATGAACATCAGGTCGGTGAACCCCGACGCGAGAAACTGCGCGACGAGTTCGTTGCGGACGCGCGGCAGGTTCGACGACGCGAGAACGCAACGGCCGTAAGCGATCCCCCAGCGCTCGAGGAGGATGCACGTCCCGATGATCGAGTTGACGTATTGCCAGCACGGCGCGCGGATCGTCGGCGTCGCAATGATGACCGAGCGCGTCTTGAGGCGCGCGACGCGTGCCTGGTGCAACGGGTCGGCGGACATGTCGTTCACGCGGCGCCTCCGTGCCGCCTCGCCTCGTCGATCAGGCGCGCCTTCAATTTCAGGACGGCGCTCTGGACGTGGTTGTAGGTTTCGGTGGACCGCGAAACGATGCTGCCGTGCATCGAACCAACGAACCACTCGTCGATGATCCGGTCGATCGTGGCGATGAGCGCGTTTTCGGCGGGCGCGTTTTCGGCGGGCGCGGGCGCGGGCGCGGGCGCCGCTTCGGCGGCGACGGCTTCGCCGGCTTCATTCTCGATGTCGCTCATGGCGCAATTCCTTGGTCAGGGGACGAGAATCGTCAGCGGGATCGCGGCGAAGCATTGGCCGTCCGGGTTGACGTCGCCGGAGACCTTGACCGTCGTTCCCTCGATGCGGATCGCGTAGACGAGGCCGCCGAGCGTGAACTCGTTCGTGACGAAGTTGTCCGGCTTGATCGCCTGCTCGATCATGTCGATCAGCGGGTTGATGACCGACATGCCCGGCGTCACGTCGTCGGGGACTCCCGGCGTCGCGCCGAGCGGGTTCTTGCACCAAATCCAGAACTCAACGAACCACTTGCGGATCGGCGGAATGCCGAGGCCCGGGTTTTCGGTGTGCTCGTGGCTCTCGACGAGGTAGAGCGCCGGCTGGGCGATCGGCGTTTCGACGGTCGGCGTCGGCGCGCCGGGGACAAGCTGAATGTGCCGGCTGACCGTCGCGAAGGCTGAGGATTGATTTAGAGCCGCGCTGGCGGCATAGGCGAGCAGCGCGGTCAATACCTGCTCGCGCGTGACGATAGCCATCAGGCGGCCCCCGCACCGGCCCTGGCGGCCGTTGTCAGGCGGTCAATGATCTGGCCGCGCATTTCCTCAAGGCTCGATCGCATGTAGGAGCGCTCCGGCATTGGGATGTCGTGCGGCTTGGTGTGGTTCGTGTAAATCCAGGCGCCGCCGGCCTGCCACGCCTGAAACTTGTCCGACCCGGGATGGTGGATGACGCCGCCGTACTCATGGATTGCCGCGTACTTCGCCGCCGGCGACGCCGGATCGACGTAGACGCGGCTGTAGATCGAGGTCGTGTTTTCGATCAACTGCGACTTGATACTGTCGTAGAGCGCGCCGCTGATCTTGTTGAGCACGGCGCCGGAAAGCTTGACGAGCACGGACGCCTTGAGATCGGCCGCGAGCGAGACCATCGCCGGCCGGAGCGCGGCGCGGGTCTTCTCGCTGACGCGGCCGATTTTCGCGATTGCGCGCGAGACGTCGACCGTGACGGGGAACGGCGTGTCGGCCATCAAGAGCCGCCATCGGACGGAACGTCGCCAGGCGTCTCGTTGCCGACCGGGCCGACCGGCAGGAGATCGTCCATCATGCCAATATTGAACTGCGGCGCGACGCGATCCGTGTCGTTCTCGTTGTTCTGCTTGTCCGAGACGCTGACGCCGCCGGCATACGGAACCGCGCCGCCGCGCGCGACGGACAGCGTTTCGAACCTCGCCGCCATCGCCATGTAGGAGCGCGCTTGCTGCGAATAGTTCTGCTTGAGGTTGCCGCCGCCGCCGGCCGCGACGATCGTGTCCGTCTTGCGGCTGAACTGCGCGGCAATGTACGTGCAACAGTCCGCTGCGGCGCCGTAGATCGACGAGCGCTGCGTGAGGGCGAAGAGGATTTCTTCGTCGGCGATTTGCTGTTCGGTTTGGATAACATCGCCGATGAGGCGCCGTATTTGGTCCTTGGGCGTCGTCGCGATCGTTGCGGGAGAGTAGGACCAGGTCATTGGTAGAACCCCTGCGCATTGACCGTCGCATTGGTGTTGCCCGCGCCGAGCGCGGGGAGTGTGACCACAATCGCGGTGTTGACCGCTGAGGCTTGCAGAGGATGAAGAAATTCGACGACAAGCGGCGTGGCGGCGACGGTGGCGCCGGCCGGAACAGCAAACGTGAAGGAACGCGTTCCGCCGAGGACGCCAGTGATGGTTCCTGTGACCACGCCGGCCGCCGTCGCGCCCGCGGCTGTGACATCGAAGCCGGTCAGGAAATTCGTCTTGCCGGCGACAGCAGCAAGCGTTGCCGCGGCGCTGGCGTTGGCTTGGTTGCCGGACGACGATGAGACAAACGTCTGCGTCGCGTCGTAGGTATTGGCGCACTGCTCGGCGACGCCGATGGCCTGATTGCCCTTCTGCGTGACGGCCAGCGGCAGAGGAGAATATGCAATGTTCAGCAGGAAAGTCGTCGTCGTCGACGCGCCCGTGTTTTTGGCCGTCACCTGAATGTAGTTGCCGTTGATCAGCATCCCGCGATCGATTGTCCCGTCAGCGGCTTGGGGGATGATGATTGGCGTAAGCGGTTTCAAGCCCGCTGCGTCTTCGAATTGCAAGATGGTCAGCGTGATTGGCTGATCCGAAATCATGTTGACCGAGATATTTTGCTCGTTGACGATCGGCTCGATCGTGCCGGTGTACGTCGCGCCGGCGCCAAGCTGCGCACTCGATCCGTTGGCCGTCGAGAACGTGTAATTGACGTTCGTTGCGGCGGTTGGGAGCGGATTGGCGAGATAGTAGGCTTTGTTCGTCGTCGGGTCGACGATTGAGACGTCAGACATTGCAGCCTCTCATGCGCCAATGATGCGAGAACGAGCGCCGCCGCTTTCGACAGGCGGCGGCGCTTTGGTTGCGAGAAGCGACGATCAGATTGCGCCGATTGTCCCGGAGCCGAGCGACTGCAACACAACGGCAGCGAGCGACGTTAAGGTCACGTAGAAGTCGCGATAGCCGAGCGATGCCGCAATCGTCATCGTGCCGGTAAGTGTCCATCCGACGTTGGTTGTGACCGTCCAGACGCCCGAGCCAGTGCCGCCGCCGTTGATGATGCGCAGCTTGTACGTGTTGCCGGCGCGCGCGTTCGGGATCGCCGCGATCAAAGCCGTGGCGAGCGGCATTTGCGCGTTCGACGCCACCGTGATTGCGCCGGTCAGGTTCAACGTGTGCTCGGTCGCGCCGCCGAAAACGTCGGCTGCGACGAGAACCGTCGAGGCGCTCGTCGACGAGTTGGTCGAATACGCTTGATTGACGATGCTCGACTGACAGACGATCGTGTGCCACTGCCCGGCGACGGTGCAATAGAATGTCGCGACGGTGCCGGCGGCGACGAGGAGCGCCGCGCTCGCGCCCAGGCTGTCGATCGCATCCGAGCCGGCCGGGAAGATTTTCATCGCATTGGCTGCGGCGGCGTTGATCACCGTGATCTCAAGGCCGGGCGCGGAGGCAGGCAGAACCGACGAATATCCAGCGCCGCCAACGGTCGTGAAGCGTGCGATCGACGTGACGATCGCCGTCGCGCCGGCCTGAACGCCGCCGCTGTTGGCGGACAGTGCGTCGGCGAAGCTGAAGGTTTGGTTTGAGCCGGAGAAGCCGGTTCCGAGCCCTTCGGTGAGCCAAACGCCGGCGGTCGTACAGACGTAGAGCACAACCGAGTTCGCCATCTGCGAGACGCCGACGGTGTTCGTCGCGCCGTTGATTGTGTCGGAGCCAGCACCGTAGACTTGCATCGCATTGGCGGTGGCGTTGATGACGACGATCGTCAAGCCCGCTACGGACGCCATCAGCTTGACGCCGTTGCCCGCCGTCGCGTTCGTCGAGACGCGGTTGACTTCGGTTGTCAGCGCGGTCGCGCCGGCCTGGGTCTGCGTCGCGCCGGCGGTGATCGAATCGGTGACACTCTCTTTGAGAAGGCCGCTCAGCGTCAACCCGACGATTGATGGGCTGCCGGTAAGCGTGCCGATCGTCGTCCAGGTCGGCGATGCGAGCGTGTTGGTGTTTTGGTAGACGCTGAAGTTCGTCGTGTCGACGAGAAGCGCGCCAGGGCCGGCGATACCCGCGCCGGTCCCGGTCGTTCCGTTGCTCGGCGCGCCAGCGTTATGAAGAACCGCCGACGACTGGATTCCACTCTGCCAGATGCCGCCCCAGACGGTAGCGATCTTGCCTTTGAAGCGCTGGACGAAGCCGTTAGCCATGATCTTTCTCCTGAAGCTGTTTTTGATTCTGCGGAGTGGTTGCGGTCAGTCCGCCTGCGCGGCGATCGCTTCGGCTTCCTCGCGCGTCAGCGCGCGGTCATTGAGTTTGACGCCGACAATGACGTCGAAGCGCCCGCCGCCGTTGTGAACGACGTGCCGAACGCCAGGGCCGGCGACAATCGGCGCCGGCGGAAAGACATCGATGTTCTTGTTGCGAACGAGCGCGCGCCGGTTGTTGATCGGCATCGCGAGGATCTGATCTCGCGTGAGCTTCGTTCCGGGGGCGACGGACTCCCCATTCATGGTGAAACGGCGGCGGACAACGCCGCCGCCGATCTCACCGTCAACCGAGCCGTAGCTCATCAGGAAACGATGCCGTTGAAGAACGCGCCCATCGTCGCCGAGACGAGCGGCATGTCGAACGCCATCTCCGCTTCGTCACGCACGGTCCCCATGCCGAGCCAGTTCATCGGAATCTGCGAGACGCGGACGCCGAGGTTGTTGAGGCCGGTGAAGCCCTGCCAGCCGAAGGTGTAGCCGGCAGACGGCTGATTGAGGCCGGGCTCGTTGGCGGCGTAGCAGAGCAACGCGTGCTTGCCGACGATGAACGAGTAGGAACCGGTCAGACCTTCGGCCGCGCTGTTGTAGACCGCGCGAGCGATGACGCACTCGTCGACGTCGAACAGATCGGCGAGGATCTGCGGCGTGACGTCCTTCGCGTCCGGCTGCGAGGTGTACTTGATGCGGTCGACGATCAGCGGGTGCTTGCGCAGCGCCTGATAGACCGGCCAGGAGAGAACGAGCCGGTTCGGCATATAGCCGGTATTCTGCAGGATCGCCGTTTGCTGCGTCGCGATGTCGGTGAAGGGATCGCCGTTCGCGTCGTCGTTCCAGTAGGGAACGGTGCCGGTGCCGGGCGTTCCCGACGTCGCGCCGGAGATGTCGCCGCCGGTCGACGAGCCGGTCCATACCGACGTCGTCATGTATTTCGACGCGAAGATGCGATCGCGCTTGATCAGCAGCTTCTGCATCAAGACGCGTGTCGTCGTGACGTCGATGTCGATCGCCGGGTCGGCGTTGGCGCGAACCTGCGGCCCGATGTCCTTGTGCAGCGCGTAGACGACCGCGTTGTAGGACTGCGTGGTCAGGTTGAAGCCGGTGCCGGCCGACTCGGTGGCGTCCGCGCGGGCCTGCGCTTCGTCGCGGAAGAAGTCGTCCTTCGACCAGACGAAATACTGGTCGGTCTGATGCTGGACGGGAACCATCGGGAAGACTTTGTCGGCGATGTAGGCGTCGTCTTCCTGGAGGTAGGCGACCGAGACGTTCGTCAGCGCTGCGGAGACGTGAACGTCGCCATAAACCGGTTGGGGCATTTAAGGGCTCCATCAAGAGGGATTGCCCGCTGTCTTTCAAGACGCTGGCAGGCGGCCTTGCCCAAGGGCCGATTGAGAGAGGCGACGCCGTGTCGGGCGAGCAACGCGGCGATGGTGTTGTTAGGTCAGAACCTTCGGCGGCGTCGCGCCGTAGAACATCGTGATGATCTGGCCGCTCGAACCGCTTTCGAGCGCGTAGCCGATCTGCGCGTAGCTGGAGCCGGTGGTCCAGTCGGTCACGGCGCCGGTCGACGTGAACATCTGCGGCTTGCCGCGCGTCGAGCCGGCAGAGGCGACGACGGCTTTCGTGATGCCGAAGATGCCGACGTCGCAGACCTCGCCGAGCTTCGGCTTGTTCTGCAAGATGCCGTAGCCTTGCTGGCCGGTTGCGGAGACGAGAACCGACGTGCGGTCCACCGACTGCGAGAGAGCGACGCCGAGGAACTGGCCGGAGCCGGACGGGCCGGCAAGGCTCTGCGTGTTGTTGTAGGCGGCGGCGGCGACGGTTTGCGAACCGTCGTGAAGCAATGGACTTTCGGTCGCCATATTGGCGGTCCTTCTGTTGGGGGAGCCGGCGCCGTCGCGGCGCGAGCAAGAGAACGGCGGCGCCGGTCTTCGGCGCCGCCGCTGGTTCGATCAGTTCGTTGCGGAGCGGCGATCAGGCCGCGACGCGGGCGCGCTTGTTGACATCGTCGGCGTCGTGACGCTTCTTGACGTCGGCATTCGCCGGGTCGGTGTAAACCTTGGCGAACGCCTGCTCGATCGAGCACTTCTTGCCGAGCGCGACCTGGCCTTCGCGATAGGTCTTGGCAAGCGACATCAACTCGTCGTAGGCGGTAAGGCCGGTGGCGTCGCCGCCCTTCTTGCCGAACTCCTGGAAGACTTTGCCGGTGCGGATCTGTTCGCCCATGCCCTTGATCAGGGCTTCGAGCTTGCCGATCGCGACGGCGTCGCCGGTGTACGCCTTGCGGAGGACTTCGCCCTGCTCGGCGACGAGGCCGATGCTCTCGGCGCGCTTGGCGAACGTCGAGACCTCGTCCTTCTCCTGAAGCGCCTTGAGAACCTTGCGATCCTCTTCGCCCTGGGCGAGCGCCTTGCGGACGGACTCGGGGAGCCGCTTCTCGATCGGGTTCTTCTCCATGTGCGCGTCGCGCTCTTCCGGCGTCTTGGCGGCGAACTTGCCTTTTTCGTCGCCTTCGAGATGATCCATGAAGTCCTTGTGCTTCTGCGACATCTTGAGGATCGCGATCTCGCCGAGGGCTTTCGCCAGCGCCTTCGAAGTCTCTTCGTGCGCGGCCTTCTCGGCCTTTTCCTTTTCGGCCTTCTCGGCCGCAGCCTTCTCTTCGGCCGCTTTCTTCTCGGCTTCCGTCATCGCGCTCTCCTTTGCGAGCTTGGTTGCTTCGGCCTCTGCGGCCTTCACGACCTCGTCCGGCAGCACGCCGGCGAGGTGTTTCTCGAACTGGTCGAACGTCTCGGCCAGCGCGCCCGCCTTGTCGGCGGTCGACTTGTCTTTGAAGATCGAGACGACGCTCTTGAGCAGCGCCGCGCTTGCGTCGCTGATCTGGGCGCCGAGTGACTTCGCGACGTCCCAGCCCTCCGGGATCATGTCGGCGCAGCCGAGCGACTTGGCGCGCGCGATGATGTGCGCCTTGGCCTTCGCCTTGTCCTTGGCGCGGCCGAATGCGTGGATCGCGTTCTCAAGGTCGGCTTTCGTCTTGATCGGGAAGCTGCCGTCTTCCATTGCTTCGCCCGAAGCCGCCGCGGCCTCGCGCTGCTCGTCCGTGAACGTGCGCTTGAAATAGTCCTCGGCGTCGTCGGCGCGCTTCATGAGAAGGATCTGAACACCTTCGCCGGCGCCGCGGTCGACGGAACTCACTTCGGAAATTTTGAGGTTCCTGAGCATCGTCGGCATCGCTCACTCCTTGATAGGGACGCGTCGGCCAGTGCCGCCGATCGAGAACTCTGGAAGTTCGCCGCGCTTGTGCGCCGCCCAGGTCGCCGGATCGTCGACCTTGAAGCCGACCCACCATGCGGTCTTTCCGAGGTCGATGCCGAGAATGTCCTGTTTCTCGCGCGTGAACATCATCGATTCGACGAGGCGGCCGGTTCCGACGTTCTCGTGCATGTCGCCATGCTTGCGCGCGTAGAGCACGAAGTCGTAGGCGGCCTTTTCCAAATCTTCCGGCGCGATTCCGTCGCCCTGCTGGTCGATCACAAGTTGGCCGTTGATCTCGGACGTCGAGGCCCATCCGAAGATCAATTGCTGGTCCGCGTCGGCCTTCGTGATCGTGAACGGGATCGACCAGCCGCCGTCGCCGGCGCGCTTGCCGAGAAGCTGCGCGACCGCGTCGTCGAGCATGTCGCTGTCGCCGCTGCCGGCGTCGTTGTCGCCGTCGTTGTCCGGATCGTCGCAAACGGCGCCGAGCGCGCAAGCGTGGTCGTGGATCGTCTGGATGCGCGTCTGGTCGGCGCGGCTGTTGCGCGCGCCGCGCTTGTTTGTCGGCGCGTCGTCGTCCGGGTTCTCGGCTTGCGCCGCCGCGGTCGGATTAGTCACCGGCAGCGTTGCGTCTTGCGAGATCACGCCGCCATTCATTGCCGGCAGCTTCGGCGCCTGCGGCTTCTTCGGCTTCGCCGGACCGCCGGTCGACGAGACGTGAACGTCGCCGGCAACCGGGCCGTCTTTGAAGATCGAGAGGAAGTCGCGCATCGATCATCCCACCTTGGCGCGAAGGTTGTCGAGGCTCGTCGCCGCGACGATCTCCGTGACGTGCTTGCCGCAGCGCTGCTCGGCGCGGATGCCGGGGAACGCGTTCGCAAAGCCGGAGACGAACGGCATCATTGTCGATTCCTCGCGGCCGTCCGGATACGTCTTCGTCACCTGCTTGTAGGCGACGATCGGGAACGTCTGCGGCGGGTTGAGCGCGCAAACAAGCTGGCCGTTGTCGACCGCGCGCACGCCGCAATTGCCGCATGTCTTCTGGCCGAGGATTGCGTGGTTCATGTTGGTGCGACCTCCATCGCGGTTGCGCTTGCGACCATGTCGAGATCGGTTCGGACCTCGCACGTGCAACGGCAGGAAACGTGAGCGGGAGGGCCGTCGATCTCGCCGTCGTCGCTCTCGAAAGTTTCGCCGATCGGAATCCCATCGGCGCTATCGTCGGCGATGCCTTGGCAGACGTCGCAGACCTTGTCGTCGGAAGCGAGCATCCAGAACTGGCGGACGGCGTCGTCCGGAAGGACGCCGTCATCGATCGCCTGCGCATAAGCGTCCTGTAAGCCCATGTTCGCCGCGCGGTTCGATTCCGTCACTGCGATCATATCAGCGCGGTAGTCGAGCGAGCGCTCAACGTAGGCGTCGACGAGAGAGTCAATTGTGTCGGCGTCGAGCGCGAAGCCGGCGTCGATCGCGGCCGCAACCGCATCGTCGGCGCTCGGATCGCGGAGCGCGTAATCGAGCGATGCTCCGATGTTCTGTTCGAGCGCGGCGCGGTAGTTCTGAACCGCGACCGCCTGGCGGTCGTTGAGGCCGATAACGTCGCGGATCGACGCCGCAACTTCGGACGGCTCGTCGCCATTCTTCACGCCGGCGGCGATTGCGTCGAAGACGGTCTGCCGGACGTCGTCGGTCATCGCCGTGATGAACGCGTCCTGATAGTCCTGGATCGCGGCCATCACTTCGTCGGTGTAGAGGTCGAACGCGTAGCGGCTCGGCGTCTCCGGATCGCCGGAGAACGTCGTCGTGTCCTTCCGAAGCCGTCGCCGGCGCGCCGCGATCAGGCTTTCGTTGATCGCGCCGGCCGCGCGTTGCGCCGACTCGTTGTGGATCGAGACGAGCGCATCGAACGCGCCCCGCAAGTCGTGTTTGAGCGTCGCGACGTTGACCAGGTCGGCGGCGCCGGCGAGATCGCGGCCGGTGATCTTCTCGGCCATCGCTTTGACCGGCACAGCCGAGCGGAACGCCTTAAGAGCCGCGACGATTGCTTTAGACGCCGCCCTACGGCCCTTCTCGGCGATCGCGCGCGTCTCATCGTCCGGGCGCTGATAGACGCCTTTGCGCGGCGGCTTGCGATAGCGCAGCGCCATCAGGGGTCGACGTGCGGCGCAATCGGCGCGGCGTCTTCGCGCATTCCGCCCCAATGCGGTTCGAAGCCCTTCGACGCAAGCCAAGCGAGCAGATCATCGCCGTGTGCCTCGAGCAAGATCGCGAGCAGCGACTTGCCGCCGAGCGGAATCGAATAGCCGCCGGTTCCATCCTTGCGCGCGCCGAACGCCTCGGCGACGATCGTGTAGCCGGCCGCAATTTGCGGCTTGAGAGTATCGATCGATTCGGCCTGCAATCGAACGATGCGGCCATCCGGCGCCTCGACGTCAAACGTCTTCATTTGTTGCGACCTCGCTTCGCAAGAAAGTGGACAAGTTGCTTCTTGATCGTCGCCTGCAGACGCTTGCGCTTGTCGGCGGCTTGCGCCGGATCGGGTTCGGCGGTTTCGATCGTCTCGTCTTCGGCAATCGCGGCGTTCTCGCCGGCGTCCGGAAGGCCGAGCGTGTCGCGAATGTATTGCTCAAGCTCCGGATCGGGGAAGAGCGGCATCCCGGCCTGCGAGAGCCTGAGGATCATGTTCGAGAAGATGTCGTGGTCGATCCGCTGCGCCATGTCCGGAACAATCTGCGGCATCGTCGCCGGATCGAAACCGTTGAGCGCCCAGAGCCGCGGAAGGCCGTGGCGATTGATGACGGCGGCGATCGCGTTGAGCCAGCCCTCGACGGCCTGCATGAACAGGTCGACCTTCGTGTCGGCGAGGTTCTGCGCGCCGCGGCTCGTGTGCCCCATTTCGAGGAAGTCGCAAAGGACCGACGTCATGATGTCGATCTTGTGCCGCTTGATCGGCGTGTCGGCGTCGAGGTTCGATCGGCCGGAGTTCGGCGTTTCGAGTTTGAACTCGTACATCGGCACGCTGCCGGCGCCGGTGCCGGTCTGGTAGACGTCGGACGGGATCAGAATACCCATCTGCTCGTCGATCCGGACGTTGGCGACGAGCTTCTTGTAAGCGTTGAGCGCGGCGACGGCGTTCGGGTTTCCGTCCGCGGCGGCCTCGAGCAACGAGTTCGGAACCTTGATCACTGGAATGCCGCTCATGCGCTCGAAGAGGATCGCCTCCTGTTCTTCGAGCCGCTTGACGAAATAATACGAGCGATACGCGGTCCTAAGTATCGATTTTCCTTCAGGATTATTCTTGTGCTGCGACGGCCGGAAGAGAAGCATCTTCTCCATCGGCAGGTCGATGAGCGTTCCGACCCACGGCTGTTGCGTCAAGCCGAGGATTTCGCCATTCGGCCCGAAGAACCACTTCAAGACCGTGTCCTGGCCGCGGATCGGCAAGCGGTGCCAGCCGATTGCGCCATCGTCGAATTGGCTCGACGGAACGGCCGAGCCGAACGGCTTGAGGCCGGCGCGCCGCTTGTAGACGATCTCATGCGGCGCGAAGCCATAGCCGAGCATCGAGAGCGCTTCGGTGATGAAGTCTTCCCAGGTGTCGCTCATGTCGAAGCGGAGCGAGTCGACGAAGTCGCGCGCTTCTTTCGCCGCCGGCGTGTCGTCGACCGGCTCGGTGCGCCACTCGACTTTGCGCATGACGCCGAGGATCGCGAACATCACGGCGCCGACGATCGGCGAGTTGTCGAGCATCTCGCGGAAGACGCGCGCGGCCTGCCGACCTTGAAGCTGCGGCAGATATTCTTCGCGAACCCAGCCGGAGAACGCGCGCAGGCCCGTCGAGCCGAGATCGGCAAATTTCATTCCGTTGTCGTAGACCGGCACGGCGCCGTAGGAACCGCCGTTCAAGTTCGGGTCTTTGGCGCGGCGCGCGGCCGGAGACTTCGCCATTACGTCGCCGCCTTCTGGTTATGGGAACGTCCGTGAGACGCTGTGAACGAACGGAATGACAATCGGGATCACCTGACCGCCGGAGAGTCGGCCGAAGGCTCCGCTCGATGCGTCGACCTGATCCTTTGCCGCGCTCGACGGAAAGAGACACAGCTCATCGAGATAGGCGGTGTTCCATGCGCCGCAGACAAGATAGACGGTTCCGGCTTGGCACTGTGCGGCGAACGGCTCGGCGCGCGTGACCTTGTCGCCCGTCTCGCGCTCGGCTTTGACGATGAAGCCGGCGAGCCCGGCGATGAAATCCTTCGCTTGAACTTTGCCGGCTTGCCCGGGGTCTTGCGGCAGGCTGATCTTGACCTGCCTGCCGTCGTTGACCGCGACGACATGGATCGTCCGCCGGACGTCGTCGCCTTCTTCTTGAACGCGTTTGACGTCGCCAACATAGTAGCGTTTGAGCGACGGCGAATAGCCGAGCTTGACGCCGGCCGTCCA